AAAATATGGTCATGGTTTGTGGAGGCTATAAAAGAAACACTTAACCTTAGTTGGACTTTGGTTGGTTTGATTATTGCCACTTTGACTTTGACTGGGAGTGCAAGACAGATTACTGGATTAGCAACCTTAATTACATTAGCTATTTGGTTACTTACTATAAGTTTTAGAAAATGAGTTATATGAAAAGACTGTATGAACAGAAATGTACAGCTAAACTTATTAATGGTACATGGGTTACAATTTGTAATTGTCAATTCGGTGTACATTCTCATAGTGAGATAGAAAAACGAGTAATAGAAAAGGTGAGAGATGAAATTACAAGTAATACGAACCCAACTGGGTAAAGATGCAACAAATGGATTATTATTTATTGATGGGTTGTTTGAGTGTTATACACTAGAGGACCAGTATCAAGCTAAAAAAGTTATGCATGAAACCTGTATACCTGAGGGAACATACGATATAAAACTTAGGACAGTTGGAGGTTTTCATGAACGCTACAAAAAGAAATATCCTACATTCCACCGTGGTATGTTGTGGATTCAAAATGTTCCAGGATTTGAGTATATCTTAATTCATCAAGGCAACACAGACGAACACACATCAGGTTGTCTTATAGTTGGTGATAGTCAACAAGATTTAGATGTAAACTTTAATGGGATGGTCGGCAGTTCAGCCAATGCGTATAAAAAGTTATATCCAAAAATATCTGCACAGTTATTAGCAGGTAATGATGTGACTATTGAGTACAGTAAAATACAATTAGAGGCACAAGAACCTACAGATATGTATGAGAAACTACAAGAGATAAGCGGTGAAATACAGGTTTTGACTGCTAAACTTGATGGAAAGAACATAATATGAGTGATTTATTTGAAAAAAATAAAAGAAAAAGAAACCAAGACGGCACATTTAAAAAAGATGTGGGGTGGACTCCTTGGAACGAGGCATGGAGTTACAAAATGAGTGATGACTTAAAAGACATGCTAGAACGTACCTTGTGGACATTTATCGAGGCATTTATCGGTGCATTGGTAGTTGCTCCATTGGCAGGAATTGACGCAAATTCTGTACAACTTGCAGCAATCGCAGGTGGTGGTGCAGCCCTAGCAGTTGTAAAGACATACGCTAAAAAACAAATCAGTAAGTAGTTTTTATCTTGTAAATCTTGTATAATACTATTGACAGGATTGGAGATGTATTACACGTAAAGAACCTATACCTGAAGAGTGGGGTAATAATTTCTATAAATCAGGTTGGAAACCTGGTCTTGAAGTTAACGAACAGAGTGGATTAGGTGAGATAACACACGTAGGAACTGACCCTAATTACAGGGAAAAGTTTGATGACATACTCTTACAATGGGGATTTGACCCTAAATTATATGAAATAGAAGGCTCAGTACGTGCCTCAGCGTGGAATACTCAACTAAAAGGTGGTGAGACCACAACATTTTATGCATTTAAAGGCATTGTAAAGAAAAGAAATCCTGGACATGACAAGTATTTCAAGGCTTTATTTAAACAAGCATCAAAGAAACCACCTTTAAAACTTAAAACATATGGAGGCGATACAGCCTTTTTGTTTTTTATGGCTGATTGGCAGTTGGGTAAAAAAGATTTTGGTGTAGCAAATACAATAAAAAGGTATGATATTGCACTCCAGGACGCAGTAAATAGAATAAAAGATTTACGTAAATTAGGTGTACAGATAGATGAAATATATATTGTGGGGTTAGGTGACCTCACAGAAAACTGTACAAGTGCTTTCTACGATTCACAACCATACAATGTAGAACTCTCACTTATAGAACAATATGCTCTTGCACGTTCTATGATTATGAAAACAGTGGATACTTTCTTACCTTTAGCAGATAAGATAACTCTTTGTGGTGTGCCAGGAAATCATGGAGAGATGTCAAGGTCAGGCAAAGGTCAAGTGTTTACAGATAGATTAGACAACAGTGACACAATGCACTTGCAAATTTGTGAAGAGATAATGAAAGCAAATGTAGATAGATATAAAAAAGTTAAAGTTGTAGTTCCTGATTCCTACCATCAAGTTATAAAAATTAAATCAAAGACTTGTGCCTGGACGCATGGGCATATGAGTGGTAGCAGTGGGAATCCTGAAACAAAGATAGAAAATTGGTGGAAAGGTCAGATGTATGGACACCTACCTAGTGGTGAGGCAGAGATACTTGTTACAGGTCACTATCATCATTTTCGTAGTAAACAACAAGGTAATCGTACGTGGTTTCAAACTCCTAGTTTAGACAAAAGCATAGATTTTACATCTCGTACAGGTTTGTGGTCACATCCAGGTGTGTTGACTTTCACAGTTAACAAAAAAGGTTGGGATAATTTAGCAATACTTTAGATGAATCCTCTGTTGCAGTTGTAACAAAGACCAGTCTTACCATCTAAAACATCAGTTTGTTTACAAACACGACACTTTATTGAATCTAACTCATCATCTAAATCATCTAACAAAGGTTCATCTAACCACATTTGTGATAATCCTCAATTAACTCTTCACAATCCTCACAATAATAGGATAACCATGGTACTGGGTGGCTCACTCCTCTTCCTTTTTTTTATCTTGTTGTTCTCTTACTTCGTTCATCATTTGCATATGAAAATTATAATCTATTGCGAACTGCTCTAATAGTTTATCTACTTTTGCAACGCTGTGCTTGTTAAGTTTTATGCTTGTCTGTGTTACTTCTTGTCCACCACATGCATTAGCTAAATCAATAGCCCATTTTTTAAGTTCTTTTGGTTCACTAAAAATATTAGGTTTAGCCATCAAAACACTCCTTTTATCATGTTTTCTTTTTGTTCTTTAGTTCTAATGATAGCGTTACATGTCCTAATATCGTACACGTAAGGGTTATCATCTCTTGTTTGTTTATATTGTCTAATACAAAAGTCGTTTCCCTCAACGTCAGTAGCATACTCACCAGGTCTGTCATTTTTTGTTACACATTTATGCACTCGGTCAGGTCTATTCGGTTGAGAGAAATCGTACTCAGGATATCTTTTTTGTAGTTTTTTAAGTAACTTTTCTACGTTATAAGATATACGTTGTAGTTCATCTGACATTAGACTTTGTCACTATATTTGTCAATAATTTGAGATGCAGTCTCACCATTTATGTTACCATCACCGTATATCTCTTTAAGTTCAGGTAAAAAGTCTGCCTCTTGGTCTGTTGCTTTTGTAACAATATCATTTACCCATTTCATTTGTTTTTCACTAGCAGGATTTTCTTTCCAATTCACGTCATCACCTCCCTCCACATCAAAAACTTTATTTACATTATCTATGTTACCTGTTGTCTCTTTGTAAAGTTGCTCAAACAAATCTAAGAATCTTGTCATCATATCGCTTGACCATTTCTCTACATCCTCCATAAATCCATCTTGTTCTACAACTTGAGCGTATGCAGTCGCTTGTAGCTCTTTCATTTGTTTGTCATCACTACAAATAGATTTCATTACATGTAACATTTGGTTTGCATTTTTCTTACTCTTACCTGTTGGTGTCTTAGGCTCTGCAACCATCTCATCAACGACTTTTTCCATTTGTTCTTTTTGTTCTTTTGTAGGTCGTACAACTTTGCCTTTTGTAACTTCTACTTTGTCGTCTTTGTATGCCTGTGTTTTTGTCATCTCTTGTAAACTTGGTCTTGCTTTATCGCTACCTTGATACATCCAATTAGCTAAAGCTCTACCAATAGCAGATGTCTCACAGTTTTCAACATGAGATGTGGAGTTGACGTAGGTATTACCTTGTCCTTTAGTTTCCTCCGCTATCCCAGTTGACACAGGATTTATGTCCTCTTTATCCATGTAAACAAACGCTTTGAATATTACAGTTTTTGCGTCATCACTTACAAATACTTCCTCTGTCCATAAACGACCGTTGGGGTAATCTGCCCAAAACTTTTTAAGTCTTTCCTCAACTGTTTCGTATTGGTTAATATCAAACTTCGGCATTATAGTTTTTTTCCTTTCTCAATTAATCTTTTATTACGATTGTAAACTCGCATAAATTTTCTTTTAGTTTGCACTTGTCCAATGATTCGTCCTGTAACGTAAGCTACAATAACTAACATTGCTAAATATATTTCAGTCATTATTTGCCTCCAATATTTTGTAGATACGTTGTCTTGATACATCAAACTTTTTTGCAATATCAATGACACTATATCCGTCTTTTATCATATTTTTTATTACAACAATTCTTCTACGTCTGTTCGCATGTAGATGACGTGTTAGGTAATCTTCCTCATTATTTATGTGATTAGCTATGCGTTCATAGTAAAGCTCACTGTTACTCAATTAAATCACTCAAACTCTTTCTTTCGTCTGCGGTTGCAATCAACTCATACTCACAACTGCCTCCTGGTAAGTCGTGTGATAAGATGTCGTGTCCGTCTTTTCTTAATTGATGTATTGTTCCGCTAATTCTTGGTATGTTGTAGTCGTACACAAAAGTCATAGATTTAATCTTTCTATTTGATTCTCTTGCTGTCTTTAACATCCACAATACTTTTTTCTTTTTGTTTCTATAAACAGGAATAGGTCTGTCTAAATAAAACTCAAACATTTGCATTGTTCCTCCTTTATTGTATTTCCATTTCATACAGTGCTTTACCATTTGGATAAAGAACCTCCTCATCCTGTTCACAACCTTGACACAATATTGCTTTTGGAAAGTTATATTGTGGTAGTGAATAAAATTTTGTATTACTATCGTATGTTTTACTGCAATCTTTTTTATGCACATAGTTAAAACAACTATCACATCTAACAATATTTTTTACTTTATTGTTGTTACTATCTTCAACTTGATTGACTGAGTTTGTGTGCATTGTGCTACCAAATCTTTTATCACAAAATATACAATAACTGTTTAAATATGTAATAAAATTAATATTTTTCATTATTCCTCCTCTAGTATTTCAATGTAATCGTAATCAGGAACATCAGTAGTTTCACTCCACCAATCTGCAACCTTATCCTTAATCTCATCTTCCTCGCATACAATATCAACACTAAAATTAAATTCAACTCTGTGTTTTTTCATTGTTCCACCTTGTTTTCTAAATACTGTTCATAACTCTCATACAAATACTCATTATCTGTAAAAGCAAATATTTCACTATTTACCCTTTGACATACTTCTAAAGGTGTAATGTTATGTATTTCATTTGTTTCTATATTTACTACAATCATTATTCCTCCTCTGCGTACATACTTTTTTCGTAAAACTTTGGCTCGTGTAATTCAAACGTAAAAGTTTCACTATTGTCTGCTAAACTTACCAATTTATCAATCTGTTCAACTGCCTCATCTTTTGTAGTTGATACAGGGAATAAAAATTCTACTGTAAGCTCATTGGAATTTAATTTAGGATTAGATGTTGTATATTCATATATTCCCATTATTCCTCCTCTAACATCTCTTGCCTTGTTTCCTCGTGATTAAACAAAACAACTGTGTAGTTTTCGTTGTCGTGTCTGCCTAGCAATTTAGGATTTACATACTCCCAATCGCTATGTCCAAACATTTGATTACACGCATAATCTAAATGTTCTGTTTCCTCTTTTGGATTTAGTAACATTATTCCTCCTTATCTAATGTACTCATGGGCTAAAACGGTTTGCCCATGAGTAGGTTGTGTTCGTTAATGTATCTCGATATGTGTTTTGCAATGCGTCTTGCACCTCTGTCATTAGGCTCAATCTCATTGTAATAACATTGACTTGACATAAATTCACGGAGGTCAAGCACATCATACATGCCTGAATTACGCTTATCATGTTCTCGTGCAATGCGTGATAATCTATCGTTCCACATTGAGACGATTGCTTTCGCTGTGTAGTCAAAGCCATAAAACCTTTGTGGGTTATATGCGAGGTTGCCCTCGTACACAGATAACAGTAGGAAATCTCTGTTTTTCTGTTTCCATTGCTGTAACATGGTCTCGTATGCAATCGTCAATTTATCAAGCTCACTGATTAACAAACCATGTAATAAGTTTGTGTCATCAATATCTTGAATCATAGGCATAAGAGATAACAAATCATTACCACCTGCACTTACAACAACTAGCTCTGTTGCCTCGTTGATTTGGTTGGCTTTGTCAATGCAATCGTAGATAGTATCACCGTCTCTACTTTGGTCATTGATTCTTGCTATGTATGTGCTGTTTGCATAGATTTCTGCGAAATACTCCACAGTACCTTTGCCTGTCTTGGTATATGCTTTGCAATCAATTACGCTATCACCAATAAATGTTATGTCGGCTTTCTCGTTGACGTTCTTTTTGTTCAGCTTGGTCTGTATATAGTTTGTGTTATCTATGAAACCTGGATTGCTCCATGCTGTGTCTGAACTGTCATCCTCAAACCAGTCGTTATTATCCATTGGGTAGTCATGAATCTTCTTGCTCATACTGTCCTTTCTATTTGACATCCTATATTAACATACTTTCAAATTTAACTAGGTAAATAAAAAAGAACCAGGTCGGTAGTAGTTTGGTATGCGTACGTATCACTACATGAAAGAAAGTTACTAACCTGGCTCTTTCTTATTTGCTACATAAGTAGCTTGTAACACACAAAACTTTAACGTCCTACTTCCCATTGGGCAAGGGCTTGAATTATGTGCTACAAGCTACTGGCTTTCGGTTGTCAACAGAACAGGGCTGAAACGTTGCTCCTACTAACCAGTAACAATATCATTATATACATATATAGATTTTAACAACAAATGTTTACATAGTTTTTTATTTGTACTATCCTTAAATCAGAAAGGAAACATTATGAAAAATAATTGCATATATTGTGGTGATAGTAATACAAGTTTTGTTACAGGTGATTATTACGCTTACTTATGCAGACCTTGTGCTTTGAGTGATAGCAATGAGTAAAGCACTTATTACAAAAGAGGAGTTTGATATTAAGGTTGATAATCTTTTATCAAGGTCTAGTAACCAAATCAATTTTACACGTGATGAGGTTGCAAGAATACTCTCTCACTATTATGAAATAAAGGCAGGTGAAAATGTTTAAAAGAAGAAGAAAGAAAGACAGGTCATAATGTGTAATATCTGTGGCTCACGGATTCGTGAGATTGATGACAGGCACAACGCACAGCCAGTTACATTCGGTCATGCTTGTGATTGGTGTAACCAACACGTTGTAATTCCAACACGTGTACTTGAACTAGCTAAAGCTAAACAATAATAATCAGG